ACGCAAACACTACTGATTTTGCGGCGGTCGGCTTTTTGTTTAAAATCGATGGCAATTTCGTCTGGCACTCTCATCAGTTTGCGCGCAAGGAATTTCTGGACAAGGTGAAGCTGAAACCACCTATCAAAGAGTGGGAGAAGAAGGGCTATCTCACTATTGTGAATGGTCCGAGCATCACACCCGAATTGCTTTCTGATTGGGTGGTCAAAGAAATGAAGCGACTGAATATTCGTGTGCAGAACGTTGTACTCGACCGATTCAGATTCGACTTGACGCGTAAAGCATTTGAAGATGTAGGGTTGCCAATCGAACCGCTCAACTTCATGCCATCCGTCCATGCTCAGGTTGCACCAATCATAGAGCTGGCATTCAATAACCAGCAAGTCATCTGGGGTGACAATCCATTAATGAGATGGAACGTACAGAATACAGCAGTGAGAACGAAGAAGGATGGCAATAGAGAGTTCATCAAGAAAGATGAAAACAGGCGTAAAACGGATGGCTTCCATGCATTCATCCACGCAATATTCAAGAGCGGAGACATTGTAGAAAGAGACATCAAGAAGTCGATGGACCTCATGGACAGGATGCTTGGATAGATTAGCCATTGAAAGGAGTGATGAACAGTGTGAGCATTCTAGATTTTTTCAGAAAAGACAAAGCCGAATATTGGATGTCCGATATGGATCTAGTCATCGAAACAACCAGTCGCGTTTATCTCAAACGCCTGGCACTCGATATCTGTATCAATTTTATCGGAAGGACAATCAGCAGCAGTGAATTCAGAGTAATGAACAATAAGAAATCACAGAAGAATACACTCTTCTACAAATTGAATGTAAGGCCCAATACAGACAAAAGTGCTGCAAACTTCTGGCAGGATGTCGTCTATAAGCTCATTCATGACAATGAAGTGTTGGTCATCAAGACAGATACCGATGATCTCGTCATTGCCGATGACTTCGAGCGTGTAGAACGCGCTTTGTATGATGACTCGTTCAAAAACGTGACCATCAAGGATTATACCTACCAGCGCACCTTCGACATGTCGGAAGTGGTCTATATGACATACAACAACGAACGTCTGTCCACCTTCATCGAGTCTCTATATGCAGACTACGGGAAGTTATTCGGACAAATGCTCGACAATAGTATGCGACATAACCAGTTCCGGGGAATTTTCCGATTCAAGGATGGAGGCAACCTGACAGAAGAAGCATTCAAACGACAACAGAAGCAAGTGGAAAAGCTGAGAAGTATATTCGAGAACAATTCAGTGGCTCTTGCACCCCTTACGGAAGGCATTGAATTGGATGACCTCAGCGCAAAGTCGGCGCAGAAGGATGAGTCCATCAATAACTTGGTCAAGTTAAAACGTGACCTGGTGGATGATGTTGCCAAAATGCTCGGCATTCCACCAAACCTGGTACACGGAGACGTGGCCGACTTGGACAAGACGATGGAAGCCTATGTCGAGTTTTGTATCGTACCGTTGATGAAGAAGATTTCAGACGAGTTGAATGCAAAGTTCTTCTCCCGGAATGAATACCTGAATGGCAAAGTCATCAAAATCATCGGCGTAAACAAAATGAATCCACTGAAGCATGCAGATGCTGCAGACAAACTGGTATCCAGTGGCCCGTATTCACCAAACGATGTGCTTGAAATGTTCGGCGATGAACGTAAGGATGACCCGAATATGGATAAGCATTATATGACTAAGAACTATCAAGTGTTAGACGGAACAGCATCGGAAGGAGGTGAGAATGAATGACTAGACAACAGTTGATGAAGAACGGTATGAGATACCAGTTCAAAAACGAGGTGCAGGGTGATAAACACGTTCTCACTCTTTCCGGCGTAGTTGCCAAACCTGATTGGATTGATCGGATGCTCGACATTGAAACTATCAATGCACAGGACATCGCAGAGGCACTGGATGATGTGGACATGGATGTCCTCATCAGATTGAATTCCGGTGGTGGCGATGCGTTTGAAGGGATTGAGATTTATAACTATCTCAAGAATCATCCTTCGCATATCACGATTGAAGTTACTGCATTGGCAGCAAGTGCAGCTTCTATTATTGCTGAGTCAGGTGATGAAGTGATTATGGACACGGGGTCATCCATGATGATTCATGAAGCGTCGACTATTGCCTGGGGCAATAAGAATGAAATACGAAAAACACTAAATGCTCTTGAAACAATAGATGATTCAATAGTTGATATCTATATGGAGCGTACAGGTTTATCAAAAGAGGAACTGGATGAGCTGCTTTCAAATGAAACCTGGATGACCGCTGATGAAGCCGTACAGAAAGGGTTTGCTGATAGAAAATCCAGCAGGCAGGCGATTCAAGAAATAGATGACCCGGTGGCCGCACCCGAAATGGAGCCGACGCCGGAAAACAATAAAGTGTTGGAAATGTTATCGAAACAGGATGAAAAAATCACTGCGATGAACCAAAAAATCACTGCAATGACAAAACAAAATACAGCACAAAATCAGGAGCCGAAAAGAAGGCTCTATTTTTAATTAAAAAAGGAGAGGTAAATTTATGACAATCAAATTTAAAGATGATATCGAAGCAAATGTAGAGAAGTTCCGCGCTGCTTATTACAACGCGGTTAAAGAGGGGGCAGAGCCTGAAGAGGTTGAAGCGAAGCACGGGGAATACATGATGGCTTATGGCGAAGCCCTTACAGAGAATGTAATGGAAAGAGCGCGCAAAGAAGCTCAGAACGGCACTGATGATACTAACATCGCAATCGCCCGCGGACGAAATGTTCTGACTAACGAAGAGCGCAAGTTCTTTAACGAGCTGGTTAATCCGAATACCGACACACACAAAGAACCAAAGATTCTTCCTGAGACGACCATCGAGCGCGTGTTTGACGACATCAAACAGGAACGCCCGCTGCTCTCCAGAATCAGATTCAATCTCGCGGGACTGAATACAAGGTTGATTCTTGCAGATCCATCTGGCCAGGCGGTATGGGGAGAAATATTCGGTAAGATTCAAGGTCAAATCGATTCCAACTTCAAAGTAGTCAACTTCTCTCAAAACAAGCTGACAGCATTTGCCTTGGTACCTAAAGACCTGATTAAGTTTGGACCTGAATGGGTGGAACGCTTTGTACGTGAACAGATTGCTGAAGCCATCGGTATTCAATTGGAAATCGGGATTGTCAGCGGTGGGGGTTCCACTCTTAACCAACCAATTGGTATGACAAAGGATATGGTCAAAGACGAAGATGGAAACATTACTTCGATCACAGACAAGACTTCTACTGGTACACTCACTTTCGCTGATGCAAAGACCACTGCGAAAGAGCTTGCTCAAGTAATGACGCATCTTTCTACTAAAGAAAATGGAAAGGGTGTCGATGTATCTGGTGGTGTCACGCTGGTCGTTAACCCACAAGATCAGTTCCTGGTTCAAGCGCAGCATACAATGCAGACACAGAACGGTGCATGGGTCACTTCGCTTCCATTCAACATCAGTGTGGTTGCATCTGAAGGTGTATCAGCGAACAAGGTGGTCGCACTTGTAGACCGTCGCTATGAAGCCGTACACACTGGAAATGTAGAGTTCAGAAGGTACGACCAGACAATGGCACTCGAAGACATGGATGTGTTCATTTCCAAACACTTCGCGCACGGCATGCCAGCTGACAACAAAGCATCTGCTGTATACGACCTTGCGATTGAGCCACTTTCTGAACCAGCTGTATAAACGACGCTTGGCACTAGCGATATAGTGCCTTTATTATTTCAAAATTCAAGGAGGATTCATTATGGAAGTTAAAGTATTGAAAGCATTTCGCGATGCACAGACCGCTGAAAAGTACGACGACATGGACAGATATCGAAAAAATGACAAGTTCAAATCAAAGGACTATGACCGTATCAAGGAACTGCAGAAACAAGGTTACCTGGAGCAAGTCGAAGTTCCTGAGAAGGAGTCAGAAGAGGTAGCAGAGACTACACAGGAAGAAGAATCCCGAAACGAGGAAGATTCACAAGAACAGGCTGCTGAAACTGAACTGAAGCATGTCGGTGGCGGTTATTATGAGCTCCCGGACGGTAGCAAGGTTCAAGGCAAAGAGGAAGCCCAGAAAGCCCTGGACGCACAATCAGAAGAAAAGTAGGTGATGACGTATGACCATCACAGCCGAAATGCTTAAACTGTTCAAGCAGAAGCTAGGCATATATCACAATCACAAGGATGAGTATTTGGAAGACCTTCTCGAACAATCATACGCCTTCATATCCAGAAAGTGTGGAGAGTTTTCCATGCAGGAAGACCATGAAGGCGCCGAATTGGTCTATGATCGTGCACGGTATGCATACCATGATTCCGTGGAGTATTTCGATGAGAACTTCATGAGCATGGTGATGAACTTCAGCTTGAACAACCTTCCAGTGGAAACGGGTGATACAAATGACGAGACCACAGTATAGACGGCCGGAAACGGCTGGCTCCGATATTGACACGCCCGTCACCTTCTACAGCAAAGGAGAGGGTGGGTTCCTACCGGGTGAAGGAAGTGCAGGAGAAAAGCTTTTCTTCTGTCTGGCCGAAATGTATGAAGCGTCCATCAAGGATTATGATGCACTGAATACAACCGACCTGGAATATGCAATCACTCTCAAGATCCCGCATCCAAGAGAAGATTATATACCCAGGAAGGGGCACGCCTTCGAAGTGGAGGAGTTACTGTATAAGGACGTCATCTTCGACATAGAGAATATAGCGCCCGCCGGAGACGGTATGCTCAAAATCGTAGGTGCATCCTATGTCGGGTAAAATTACGGGCATGGATGACATGCTCAAAGAATTGGAAAATCGTCTAGGCCCTAAAGAAATGGAACGCCGCGCGACCGAGGCATTGCTCCCCGGTGCTGAGATTGTCTTCGACAATATGAAACAGTCGATGCAGTATTTCAAGGATACTGGTGCTTCTGTCAATGAGATGAAGATATCAAGCATACAG